TTCAAGAATTTACAACATTAGACAAAAGGTTAAGTGAATTAAGTAAATTTGGTAAAGGAAGTGAAAAAGAAGCAGCTAGATTAACTAGAGAGCATCTTAATAATATGGAATTAACAGAAGATGCTGCACTTTTATATCCATTACTTAAAGATGCAAAAGCAACAGCAAAAGAAAGATTTGATGTAATTGATTCTAATCCAGCCTATGCTAAAGCAATAGGAGAAGGTAAAGATCTAGAAGGTGGTACATCACAAGGTGAAAGTTTAAATGCAGGAAAATTTCATAGACAATATGTTTCTACTGCTACACCTGAAGCAATTAGACGTTTAAAAGCTGAATTACCAGAAGATCATATTGGGCATGAAGCAATTATTTATGGAGAATTAGATAGAGCTAAAAAAGCAATAATAAATGCAAATGAATCAAGAGTTAAATCAGATCAATTTGGCGATTTTTTAAGAAACAATAAACCTATTTTAAAAGAAGCGTTGTCGCCAGGCGCTATGCAAGATGTAACTGAAATAGGTTTTTTAAATAGCAAAATTGGTAAACCTGATGCTGGTACATTTAGCCATTCAAATACTTACAGCGCTATGTTGGGTGATTTAGCAAAAAATGGTTTATTAACTTTAGGCGAAACAGCATTGTCTGCAAAAACTGGTGGTTTATCTGCATATCCAGTATCAATGGCTAAAAAATTAAAAGAAAAATTTGATAAAAATTCTTTTGCAAATGAACAAAGAAATAAATTAGGCGGACTAACTAAGGAACAACCATGAGTACCGATTCACCAATTGACATGTTTAAGTACGGCCAATTGGTCGCAACCGTTGAAACTCTTGAAAAGAAAATCGACAAACTTGAGGCATCTGTTTGCCAATTGGTCGAGCTTGCCAACAGGTCCAAAGGTGGGTTTTGGGTTGGCATGATGGTGGTATCTGGTGTTAGTTCGTTGGTTGGATTTTTAACGCATTACCTTACGGTGAAGTAAAATTGATCCTTTCACATTAGCAATGATGGCATTCTCTGCTGTAAAAAGCGGAGTTGCAGCCTATAAAGAAATTAAAGCTACTGGTGGCGAAGTAGTCAACATTGTTAATGAGTTGGGTGGGGCGCTTGGATCATTCTTTGATCACCAGGAACAGGCGCACAAACATGCTGAAGCGCAAAAATCAAATCCGCCAAAGGGCAAGTCAATACAATCTATTGCTTTAGAAAATGTACTGCGTAAGAAACAATTAGAACAGGCTGAGTACGATCTAAGGCAGATGTTGGTATATCAGTCACCGCCTGAGCTTGGAGCAGTCTGGACAGAGTTTATAGCTGAGAGAACAAAGCTAGAAAACCAACAGAAACTGCTAGATGAAAAGTTAAAAAAAAAGACGAAGCTAACCAAAGAAGAAAACGTGAAAGTCTGGAGAGATGGAATTTTAGAATTGCAATCTGTATTGCGGTCTTCGTGGTTTTTTTTACAATTGCAGCGTTGATGTATCAGATTAATCTTGATTACAAAAGCAAGAAAAGCGGACAAGAGTGGCACATCATGTTCTTAAAACATTACTATGAAGACTCGACAAATGTAGAATGTGAGCATATTTTTCGTCAAACAGGCTATTGGCCTAAGTATTGTAAGGAATGATATGGACTGGTTAAAAAGTATAGCGCCCACAATTTTTACTGCCATTGGTGGACCGCTTGGTGGTTTAGCGTATGAGGCGGTGTCTAAAGTCTTAGGTGTGTCGCAAGATGATGCCAAGACTATGCTTGAATCTAATAAGTTAACCGCGGATCAGATCGCTGCGGTGCAACAAGCTGAGATTGCACTGAAAGCTAAGGCGCAAGAGCTTAACTTAGACTTTGAACAATTGGCTACGGCAGACAGAGCATCAGCTCGAGCGCTGCAAACGGCTACACACAGCTGGATACCCCCATTCTTGGCCTGCGGAATTACAATTGGTTTCTTTGGTATTTTGTATGCGCTGATGACAGACAAGGTAACAAAGTCTGATGAGTTGATGATTATGCTCGGGTCGCTATCAACTGCTTGGACTGGCGTGATTGCGTTTTATTTTGGTAGTTCATCTGGTAGTCAAAAGAAAGACGAGATGCTACATAATTCTTTAATGGCAAAATGATTAATTCTAGAAATTTAGATGATTTACTTCCTAATGTTAAAACAAGAGTTGAGAATTTTATCAAGGCTTGCCAGGTTGCAGGCATTGATATTTTGGTCACTTCTACATACAGGGATAACGCTAGTCAGGATGCACTTTATGCGCAAGGGCGCACGACTGAGGGCAAGATTGTCACAAACGCCAGAGGAGGTGATTCTTTTCATAATCATCGGTGCGCTGTGGATATTGTGCCTTTGGTTAATGGCAAGCCAGACTGGGATGGTTCACATCCAGTTTGGGCCGAAGTAGGCAGGATTGGACAAGAAAACGGATTAGAGTGGGCTGGTGCTTGGAAGACGTTTAAAGAATTAGCGCACTTTCAATATACTGGCGGTTTAACAATAGCACAACTCAAGGAAGGCAACGCAATAGCATGAACAATTTTAAAATTGAAGGTAAAGAATATAAATCACCCAAGTCGCATTATGTGGTTTTGCGTGAACACGAAAAGAAAACTGAGCACGAGTTGCACAGGCTAGAAGACAAACTAAAGAAGCACGAGCATTTGCCAATGGAAAAAGCGCATCCAGAGGCTAAATAAGGCTTTTACGGTAGGCTTTATAGGTGTCTGGTACTGGCACATTCTCAGGCCACAAATTCGCCTCATGGAGCCTATAAATCGTTTTTAAGTGTGCTCTTTCCCAGTAGCGTTCTTTTTCTTTTTTGCTATAGATTGAGCCTTGGTCCAGATCTGAATGGCAGATATAGCAAAGCGCAGCAATCATATTGTCATCCGCCTTAATTGCTTTGCCTTTACCATGTGCGCCTTGGTTACTGTGCGCTGCCACAATAGTTCCATCATCTGCGCCACACATTTGGCAATGCAAATACCTGCAATTATCTAACAGTTTACGACTGCGGACATATTCACGTTTGGGGTTTGGTGTCATCTAATTCAATACCATTTGTTGCGCACCAACAATATAACCACTCGACAAATTGCGATGCCTGTTGCTGAGTAAATTTACGAGACTGTATACCTAATTGAACAATTCGCTGACTATCTAGGCTCGGCACGACTTTACCGCCTGCAAGCCCTGTTTCTGAGGCAAATTGGTCTATTAAAAACCGTTTCCAACTCTCCTCATCCCATTGTGCGCCCAAATGCTTTGCCTGCTTTGCAATCTCTGCAATTATTGCGTGATATAGTTTATTTTGATCGTTAGAGCGAACTGCATCAATAATTTCTATTGTTAATTCTTTACCGCTGTTAAGCGCCTCTAGCACTTTAGGCCAAATGCGGACCATTAACGCTCTGGCCTGCGGTTCTGAATTTAATTTAAATTTCATGCAAAAATGTATACAAACTTAGGACAACATAAGGTTCAGCATTCTTAATGCGCTATCTGGCGAATCAACCAGGCAAAACGGTCCTCCTTTCCAGTTTTCAGCAAAATGTTGTTGATTTTCGTTAAAGCCCTTTTTACCGTAGGCGCTATTAGGGTTTTTTACTTCCATTAGCATGGTCTTATTGTTGTATCCAATCAACAGATCGCAGGGATCGTCCAAGTAATAGACCGTTGCGCCTCTGGCTCTGAGCGCCTCAACTATATCTTTTTCGCCTACGTCCCTACGTGCTGCTTTGCGCATTTTTTTGTTCCTGTATCTTATTTTTTACGTCTTCCGCTAACCTTGTAAATAATACGTTACTCTGCATCTTTTGCTTGACTTGATCTCGAATAAACTCAACCCAGCCAGGCTGCTGCGCTAGGTGCGCATACAGTTCTACAGTATCATCGTACATTTCGTCAAACTGGTCCATCTCTGACAATCCATTTGCGCATTGCATTGGTATTTCTATAGCCAAGCGCCTTGTAAAGCCTGGGCATTTCGTGTTTTAAAGATTCTTTTACTTTAGGCAAGCGCTCTTTAATACCGTATTTTGCTTCTAAAAGCTCTGCATTTTTAGGCCAGGGCGGTACTGGCTGCCATATTGTTTTAATTTCCACGACCAATCCCCTTAATTTTTTCTCTGATGTGCTCAGGCATGGGCATAAAGTTCTTGCGTTCCTCATCCAATTTAACCAAGTAAGGATCACGTTCTTGGACCATTACGCTTGTTTCAGGTATCTCAGCGCCATCCCAGCGCTGCTGGTTAAGGTAAACAAGGGGCGCTGGTATAAAGGAGCCATTGTCTTTGCGCCAATCATTCGTAGTCTTCATCCATTCCACATGTTTGATTATTTGGTCAGAACATGTGTCACAGTAGTATTTCTGCCATTTTTTTAAACATTCTGACTTACCGCCCTTGCGAGTTGACTTGGGCCAGGCTTTCCAAAAATCTTCAAATGTCATTTCCAAATTCCTTGTAAAGTTTTTGTATCGTATTCAGGTTCGTTATTTCCAGGTATTACAAATAAACCTTTACCTTTAATAACTCTGCCCCAATCATCAAATCTTTTAATGTTTACTAGCCATCCTTTTTTTACTGAATTGTAAATTTGATCTTTAGTTAACCCCATTTTTTTTGCTTCATCTAAAGAAATGGGCTTTTTAAAATAAGACTGTAGTTCATCTTTAGTCATATCGTTTGTCCATAGGTTCTACTAGGGTGGATAGTACCATTCCCTCTCCAGCTATATTGTTATTCATCATGATTAATCTTAAGTTATCTACACAAAAAGCCCAAGTGCGCTTGACGGGTTTATTCGCTTATACAACTGGCCTAGTTTTCCACCTGAGCTACCAATTGCTTTACCGATACCTAAACCAAGTTCGGTCACGTTTTGCTCTGGGGTGTATCAGAGTGCGGTGTTTTGTCCCAAGCCGTCCATTCAAACGCTCTGCTCCGTGTGGGGTACGGATGCCATTTAAAAAACAAAAAAGCCACTTAAGGCTAATCTCTGGTGCAAACTCTATCCAATACGTTCCCACGTCTATTGGATAAAGCAGAAATTAGCTCTAAGTGGCCTCAACTTGTTGTTTTGCACGACAACGGTTTGGATTGTATCCTAATTTATAACGTCAAACCATTCAGGCCGCAAAACTCTTAGTTGAAATATTCGCAATGAAGGTATTTGTTGCCAATTATTAACAGCTTGACGTGTTACACCAAGCAACCTGGCTAACTTAGAAGGTGTGCCTGCTTTTTCTATAAAGTATTGTTTGTCCATGTTGTTTATTGTACACATTTATTTACAGAATTAATTATTTTAATTATTTTTGATGTTTATTAACACTATGCCGTAAATTTGTGTTTACAATAACAATTATCAGCACACAACTGATATCAAGTAAGTTTAGATAAATTAAGGAAAATTATGAATGATAGAAATTATTTTGACCCCAGCATACAAGACGAAATTGATGCACTACAAGCTGCAGTCAACTTTCAAACTCTTAGGTACAACCTCTTACGTCACAACCCAGACTGTCGTGACCCTGATCACCCAGGATGTGAACTTTGTGAGGAGTCAGATTATGAATGACACAACTCGCAAGTTTCCTCGCACTTTAGCAGAGGCATTCCCAGATTCCCCACAACCTAATTTTGAGACCACTATGGACAAAGAAGACAAGATCGTTATTACAGCTGCAGCAATCATCACGGTTGTTATTATTATTCTTGGCTACTTGGGGGTTCTATGAACGTCAATGACCTGCTTAAACTTAACGTAAACGATCACACAGAGCGCAAAGGTAACCTTACATACCTGAGTTGGGCTTGGGCATGGGCAAAGGCGTTAGAGGCCGATCCTGCTGCAACCTGGGATATACAAATGTTTAACAGCAAATGTTACATGGAAATAAACAATACTGCTATGGTGTTTGTGACTACGCAGCTATTTGGCAAACAAATGACTTGCCAACTTCCAGTTATGGACCACCGCAACAAGGCTATTCTCAACCCAGATGCGTTCCAGATCAATACTGCCATCATGCGCTGCATGACTAAATCATTGGCCTTGCATGGTATTGGTTTATACATTTACGCTGGTGAAGATGTACCTCAAGGCGAGGAGCCAGAATCTACGGTTAACGAATCTGAGTTATTGGATTACATGGCGCTGTTTGAGGAGTGCGTGACCATTGAGGCATTACAAAAAGCATTTGTGCAAGCTATTGCTGCAACAGATGGGGATAAAGAGTGGCAAAAGAAACTTATTGTTAAAAAAGACGAAATCAAAAAGAAACTTGGGAGTAAAAAATGAGAGAAAACATTTTCAGACTTGATTTAAGAGACTATTTTGCAAGCCAAGCGCTTATCGGTATTATCTTTGGTCGCAAGACAGTTAACAAAGATGTTATTGAATTGTCCTACAAAGTTGCAGATGCAATGCTTGTAGAGCGTGAGTTTAAAAAGATTGAGCCAAGAGGCATAAATGGGGGGGTTGATGAGTGATATTGAGCAAGGAACAGACGAATGGTTTGCTATTCGCTGCGGAAAAGTAACTGCATCCAGGGTTGCGGACGTAATTGCTACGACAAAGTCAGGTTACTCTGCCAGTCGTGCCAATTATGAGGCGCAACTTATTTGCGAGATTTTGACTGGCAAACCTGCGGAATCTTACTCAAACGCTGCAATGCAATGGGGCACAGAGACAGAACCATTAGCCAGGGCGCAGTACGAGCTAAAGACTGGCGAAATGGTTAACCAGGTTGGGTTTGTTGTGCATCCAATGATTGAACAAGCTGGTGCAAGCCCAGACGGTTTGGTTGGGAGTGAAGGTCTCATAGAAATCAAATGCCCAAACACCAGTACGCATTTGGATACATTATTGGCGCAAAAAGTACCATCTAAGTACATTGTTCAGATGACCTGGCAAATGGTTTGCACTGGTCGCAAATGGTGTGATTTTGTGAGCTATGATCCAAGACTGCCAGAAAACTTGCAGCTCTTTGTGCAGCGCATCGAGTTAGATGAAGATTACGCAAAGAAACTGCAGAATGAAGTAGTCATGTTTTTAGTAGAAGTAAACGAAAAAGTAGAAAAATTAAGGAAAATAAATGTCTAAAGTTACGTCAGAAATTACGGCAATAGTGGGTAAATACAAAGACCAAAACGGTCAAGAAAAGAACCGCTATCAGCGAATCGGGTCCATTATTGAGACAAAGAACGGTCCAATGCTCAAGATTGACACCATTCCTGTGTGTGAGCCTGCTTGGTCTGGCTGGGCATACTTGAATGAGCCAAGAGAGAAAAAACCTGTAGATGATATTGGGTTTTAAGTTTTAGGGCGGTAATGAGGGTTAGCGCCTCATGTTAAATAACTACTTCGTCAGTTGTTGGAAAATGGAAAACGCTGCTTTATGCGAACCGCCCATTTTTTTAAATTAAGATAAATAAAGGTAAATTATGAAAACATTTAATATATTTGCAGAATTGAGTGAAATGGTTAGCCGTGGATTTGCTAGGGCAACAGACCCTGACACATCAAAAGAGGCTGCCTTAAGCATTGACGTGACCAACATGGAAAAAGTCGTTCTAGATGCTATTAAAGCGTTTCCTGATGGGTGTATTTTGGAGGAGATAGAAAAGCATTTGCCTGATGTAAGGCCAAGCTCAATATCTCCTCGGCTCAGACCGCTTATGCGCAAAGGCTTGGTAATTGATACATTCAAAAAGCGCCCAGGATCTAGTGGCAGAAATCAACGTATATTAAAGGCGGTCATATGAAATATTTAATTCCAATACTTTTATTAGCTGGGTGCGCAACTCAAGCGCCAAGATTAGATGCGCCAGTACAGCCTACTTACACAAACCCTCCGATTGTGCCTATACGAGTAGACCCACAAGCGCAGCAGATGAGCCGTAATGAAGTTATACAAGCATCAATGGAATGCGAAGCTGGAGGTATGCGCCCAGTTCCAGTCATGAGCAAACGCATGATCTCAGGCATGATGTCGGACATTATTATTGATGTTCAATGTATGCCTAAGCGACAAGCAATGTTTTAAGGGGACAAGAATGATTAAAGATACAGCGGTACAGATACTTTTAGAACACTTTAGTGAGGGTATGGTACGCACTATTGTTGATGCTATTGCTGAAGACGAACGTGAGGAATGTGCAAAATTGTGTGATTATGTTTACAACAACATAGTTACTGATGAGCATATAAAAAATATGGCGTTCAAAATTAGAGCAAGGGGACAAGAATGAAGATTAGGGTATGGCGCAGACAGATGACCAGAAGGGACACAGGTTTTGTAAAGTCAGTAAATAGATTGATGGATTTAATGGCATATCACTCAAATAAACTTTCAAAGCAATTACAAGACATTTATACAAATTCTTTACAAGCAAGCGAACAAGAATGACTAAAAATGCGCCAAAGCAAGAGCAGGGTGAGCCTAAAGAATGGGTAGGGTTAACTAATGAGCAAATTGTTGATTTGGTAATTAAAAACGCAGGTTTTCCAACTAAATTAGCAAAAGCAATAGAAGCTAAATTAAAGGAAAAGAATGGATACTAAGCAAGATTTGAAGGGCTTGGATGGAGCCATTGCTTGGCATTTAATTGAACGTCAGGCAGAAAACTGGAATGAAGTTGGTGAGATGATGAATGAATGGTTAAAGGCTAATACACCAACTAAAGAATGGGTAAGTCTGACAGATGAGGAAATAGAAAAAGAATGGTTCAAAACTTTTAGTCCTGAACCTGGTATTGGAAAAAATGTAACTAATGGTATATATGAATTTGCTAATGCAATATTAAGAAAGGCACAAAGTAAATGAAACATAAAAACTATGACGTAATAGTAGCATGGGCAAACGGTGAAAAGATTGAGTATTTCAGTCCAAAAAATGGTTGGATAGAAGTGTATGGCGCTTGCCCAAACTTTAATGGGTCCGTGCAATTTAGAATTAAGACAGAACCGCAGGACTTTGCTATATCAGCCAATGTCATTTTTAATCAAAAAACTACTGGGGAATACTTAGAGTTTTCTAAATACGGCAAACAAAATGTTGAATTTATCTTTGATGGTGTAACTCAAAAGTTAAAAGAGGTTAAATGCTTAATATCCTGACAATTGTGTCAATACTACTATTGGGTGCATTTGCATTCTTTATAACTCTTTTGTTGTACTTATACTTTGAAATATTTGTAATTAAAGATAATGAAACTTTCACAAAACCCGATTAAGATTTACTAGCAATTTTGCAAATGAATATGGGGAATGTAAATGGATCACAATCTTGTTATTGAAGGCGAAGATTTCAAGTTAGAAGTTGAGTCAGCAGACTTTGAGTTTATTGCTGCAATTCAGGCTTTTGTAGCTGAGATGGTTGCTGAGTCTGAGGCAGAATACGAAATCGTTTGGGATGACGAGGAAGAAGAAGAAGACGAGGAGTAAAGATTAACCTGGTAATTTAATATTTAGAATATCTCATTGATAAAGGGAAGGTCGGGGTGAGAATCCCCGCTGGGTTATCTAGTATTGCTTGACGTTAATAACTTCGCCTCTAAACTGAATGGTGTCCTGTGTATGTACCATTACAAGCTCAGGCATCAATAAAACGCCATTTACAAACGTCAGTATTGCAAAGCCAGAGCGCCAGTTAACAGGATTTTGCTCTAAATAATTCTCAAACTGTGGTCCGTAAATGTCCGCTAAAGTGCCTGTATCTACACCATATCGAACGCCATTGTAATCAACGTAAGGTGTGACTTTAAGACTGTGTAAATGGCCTGTAACCATTGTTACACCCGATTGGGCTGTATTGTTATGCGTTGCATGTACTCCGCCTTTATTGCGGTGTTTAACTATTACTTGATCATTCAACCAAACGGACCAGCATTTTTTCCATTTCTGAAAATGATCCGACAACTTAAACCCTGTGGTGTGCTCAAATTGGGGCGCATTGGCAGCTAAATATGTCTCAAATCGTGCATCATGGTTGCCCAAAGGCCAGAGCAGGCGCACATTATGTCTGGTTGCTTTGGCTACTTCCTCAATTTCTGACATGCAAGCTTGGCAAGCCTTAAGTTCTTCAATTACGCTGGGTGACTTATCCCAGCCAATCCTGGCATGTCTTGAAATGGAAGCGCCATCAAATATGTCACCGTTGGCTATCACAGCTGTGGGAGCGTATGTACCAATGGCATAGAGCAGGCCTTTAAATGCAGTTGACCTTATGCCAGGCCAAAAGTGTGCATCGGAAAACACTATAACTGTGCCGTTCTTAATGCCTAAATCAATTTTGCGTTCAATTGCATGTGCATCAAAATGTTTTTTTGCTACAAATACAAAACCTGCGTTTTCCATTCTTACACGCCTACGTCGTAGTGATCTTATATCTAAAGATAAATACTCAGCAACCTTTTCGTGGCTGCCAAGTCTCATATAAGCATCTAAAATTTCCTGGTCAGATACCTTCGTTGTGCCTACCATAAATTACCTTTTCGAGTACATTAATAACTGCGTGTTCAGCTGCATCCAAGTCTTCATCAGATCCTCGGTTTTGCGCTGTGCGGATAAGGTCGTGTAAAAGGACGTGTAAGCATTCGTGCAGAGCTGTGAGGGATAAGCTCTCTTTGTCTATGGAGCAACCGCCAAAATTGCCTATGCGGTAAACGGCAAGTTTAGAACCGTGGTCTATTTGTACGTCAGCCATTGCTGAGGACATCTTTGGATTACGTTCCAAACGCCAACAATTTAGTCCTAAAATGACTTGCCAATAGCAAATTTGTTTGTCAAAATATGTTATGTGATCGGCATTTGGAAGATTTTTCATATCCAGTTTATAACATTTTATTGTGACAATTGATATGACTTGACAAAACTCGATATAATGAGAGAATAACAATTCCAATTTTTAAACTTGCAAGGAACAAAAATGGGTTATTACAAAATGGAAAAAGAACCAAAGGGAGCTAAATCTAGCGACACTACTGGCGAAAAGAAACTGGGTCCAACATCATTTAACAAAATGACTGGCGTAAACAGCATGAAGGGCACTAAAGGCATGTCTGGCGAGAAATTGCCAAAAGGCGCTGATTCTGCCGATACATCTGGAGAGCGCAAAATGCCTTTAGTTGGAGGAGTTGCGCTTGGAAAGGCCGATGGCATCGGAATGCGTGAAGCAAGCCACATAGGTAAGCAAGACGGCATGGTCGGTGAGTGCAAGGGCCACATGGGTGAGTCTTGCGTTTATGACCACAAGCGTGTAGAGCACGTTCAAGATAGTATGTAAAAAAGCGAAACCCCATTGATCGGTAAATCTTTGGGGTTTCTAGCCAAATTAAGTAAGGAGACTTAAAGTGGATAGTGTTTATTGTAACGACTGTAGATATTTTGATCTACAAAATAATAGTTTTCAGCTTGGTATCTGTAAAAGGTATCCAGCGTACCAAAACCGATCCCCAAAGGAATGGTGCGGAGAATTTGCAGTTGCCTTAAAAGCAACTTTGGCCTTGGTGGAACCCGCCAAGGTCTTTTCTGATTTGCCTGATACGATTGATAATCTAGTTGCAATGGCTGAAGAAACAGAGAAACGCAAGCCAGGCAGACCTAAGCTCAGTCGGAGGCAAATACCATGAAACCATTAAACGACAGAATCATTGTCAAACCAATTCCAAGACTTGTATCCACATTGTATATACAGACGGCAGAGGTTGATACAATAGGGCATATTGTTGCGGTGAGTGACGAATCCGCTGAGATGGGCCTTGCAGTAGGTGACAAAATATATTTTGGTACACTTGCAAAAGAATACAAAGACGAGTATCTTAAATACCAAGAATTTAAAGATAATGACGAGCGTCTATTAATTATGTCTTGGAAAGACGTTTTATTTGTGGAGGAACCAGATGGCGAGTAAACCAGGGCTATATGCCAACATCCATGCTAAACAAGAGCGCATTAAGGAAGAAAAAGCCAAGGGCGAGAAGGTAGAACACATGCGCAAACCTGGCAGTAAAGGGGCGCCAACTGCTGCAGCGTTTAAGCAATCTGCCAAAACTGCCAAAAAGAAATGAGCAATTACATCAAGAAACAGCTAGAAATAAGTGAGCAAATGTTTCTTTTGATGAAGCAGGATCATGAGGAGCGCACCAAACAAAACTTTGCGTGGGTTGAGCTAAGTAACAGTTTGATGCAAAAACTCAAAGACCGTGACGAGGAAATAGTTAAATTAAAAGCCATTATTGCGGGGTTTCAATGAAAAAACACGACAAACCTATAGAGCACAAGACAACTGGCAAAAATAAAACGTACAACCCTACAGAAAAGGGCGCTGGGATGACCGCTAAGGGTCGTGCTGAGTACAACGCAAAGAACAACGCAAACTTAAAACCGCCTGCACCAAACCCTAAAACAAAGAAAGACGAAGGCCGTAAGGCATCTTTCTGTGCAAGAATGGAAGGTGTTGTAAAGAACGCTAAAGGCCCAGCGGAACGGGCTAAAGCATCACTAAAGAACTGGAACTGCTAATGCCACTTATTAAATCAACCAAACCAGAAGCGTTTAAAAAGAATATCAAGGCCGAAATCAAGGCTGGTAAACCTGTAAAGCAGGCAGTTGCAATTGCGTACTCTGAGAAACGTGAGGCTGAAAAGGCCAAGAAAAAGAAATGAAGGCCAGTTTAGCTGTACATCTATTGATTGCTATGGGCATAGACGAGCATTTGTTCATGAAATGGCAAGCAGGCAAGAACTTCAAGTCAACCAAAAAAGGCCCAGGTCGAAAGCATAAACAGGGTAATAAATAATTAAACAGGGTAACAAATGAACTTTGATCACGAAATACAAGACGTAAACTTAATCATTACTGCGCTTGAGCACAAAATTAGGGATATGCAATTGCTAGTGCAAAAGATGATAGCTAAAACCCAAGAGCAAATGCCTGCGGTAAAGGCTGAGATAGAAGCACAGACACAAGCAGAGTCTAATAACTAAAAGTAATATAGAACAATTATTTAAGGGTCGAAACGAATATGACACCAGGCGGACAATTAGGAAACAAGAATGCAAGTAAATCTCGCATGTTTTCCGATCGCCTGCGAGTTGTATTAACGACTGAGCCACATCGATTGAGAGCTATTGCCGAGCAGTTGGTGTCGAAGGCAGAGGAAGGCGAACCTTGGGCGATTAAAGAGCTAATGGACCGTCTTGAGGGTAAAGCAATACAAGCTACGAGCATAGAAAACGCAGACGGTTCGCCAATCATACAAAGCATACAAGTATCTTTTGTAGCGCCAAATGGATCAGAGTGAACTTAATGCAGCGATCACCAAGGCAGAGTTCCCTGTTAAGCTGCAGTGCCTTTTTGAGAAATCCAGATACAAATGTATCTACGGAGGCCGAGGATCATCAAAGAGCTGGTCTGTCGCAAGAGCGCTGCTTATCTTGGGTGCAAAGCAGGTCCACAGGGTTTTGTGCGCCAGGGAATTCCAGAACTCCATATCTCAATCAGTTCATAAGTTATTAAGTGACCAGATCGTTGCGCTTGGCCTGACTGCGTTCTACGAGATTACAGAGCGCACAATTAGGGGCGCAAACGGCACAGAATTTAGTTTTGTTGGCCTAAAAAACAATCCGCACAACATAAAATCGTTTGAAGGGTGTACTGTTGTCTGGGTTGAGGAAGCGCAGGCCGTAAGCGCACGTTCTTGGGATATTCTTATTCCTACGATTCGTGCAAAGGATTCTGAGATCTGGATCACCATGAACCCAGAGCTGGAGTCAGATGCAACTTACCAGCGCTTTGTGTTACATCCACCAGAGAATTGCATCAGTAAAAAGGTCAACTGGTCAGATAATCCCTGGTTTCCTGAAGTGCTCGATCATGAGCGCAGGACATTGCAGGCCAGAGATCCAGAGGCGTACAACACAGTTTGGGAAGGATTGTGCAGGCAGACTGTGGACGGTGCGGTGTTTGCCAGAGAGATGCAAAGCGCAGAGTTGGAGGAGCGCATCACCAAGGTGCGTTACGATCCTACTAAGCCAGTTATTGCAGTCTTTGACCTTGGCTGGGCAGACAGTACGTCTATTTGGTTTGTCCAATTCATTGCGCAAGAGATTAGGCTAATTCGTTACATTGAAGACAATCAGCAGACAATCAGCCATTATTTGTCGCTTATGCAGACTTACGGTTACGTTTATGATACTTTATGGTTGCCACATGATGCACAAAACCGAACCATCGGATCAAACGGACGGTCCATTGAGGAAATTGTTAGAGCTGCAGGGTTTAAAACAAAAATCATCCCTAGAACGCCTATCGCAGATTCTATTAATGCAGCAAGAACTATATTCAGAAACTGTTACTTTGACCGAGATAATTGCTATGATGGCCTCCAATGCCTCAGACATTACAAGTACGAGGTAGATCCAGACACCAAGCAATTTAGCAAAAACCCTTTGCACGACCAATATTCGCATGGTGCTGATGCGTTCAGGTACATTGGTCTTGGAGTACAGGAAACTAGACCAAAACGAGCAAAACAAGTAAACTATGCACCACCACAGAGCTGGATGGCGTTGTAAAGGAAACACATGGCCTACGATTCAAATACGCAAGATTACGATCCAATAATTGACGAAGCTAAACAGTTTCTAAAGTTTGCCAATGATGCGGACACAATGAACCGCCAGGAAGCGCTTGAGGATCTAAAGTTTGCATCTGGCGGGGATCAATGGCCTGTAGACCTTCAGAACAGCCGTAATTTAGAGTCTAGGCCAGTTCTTACCATTAATAAGCTCGATGGTTACTGCCGCCAAGTTACTAATCAGCAACGTCAACAGCGCCCCAGGATCAAGGTCCATGCGACTAATACGACTGAGGATGCTGCAGAGGCCAAGGTTATTCAAGGCATAATTCGCCACATTGAAGTCAATTCCAACGCTGACAATGCGTACGATAATGCGTACAACTATGCTGTGCGCATGGGTTGGGGCTACTGGCGTGTCGATCACCGCTATGTGCGGGAAGATTCGTTTGACCAGGAAATCTTCATTGATCCGATTGACAACCCATTTACAGTCTATTTAGACCCGAATAGCATTGCGGTCGATGGCTCAGACCAAGAGCGTTGTTTAATAACTACAATGATGCCTAAGACCACATTTAGGGAGTTGTACCCTGACGTGGATGAAACATCATTTTTAAGCCGTGGAACTGGAGATACGCAAAGCGAATGGATTACCAAAGAAGACATAAGAGTAGCAGAGTATTGGTACACAGTAAGAGAACCCGCAACGCTATATCAGCTCTCAGATGGTTCCGTACGGTTTGCAGACGATAAAAACTTTTTTAAAAGAATAGAAACTGCGGGTCTATTTGTTGTCAACGAGCGTAAATCTATTAAGCGCACGATTAAGTGGAAAAAAATAACTGCGGTATCGGTGCTGGAGGAGCGTGATTGGCCTGGCTATTACATACCAATCGTGCCAGTTTACGGTCGGCATGTCGTAATTGGTGACAAACGCAAAAAGTTTGGTATGGTGCGCCACGCTAAAGATGCCCAGCGCATGTATAACTTTTGGGTCACGTCACTCACCGAGTCTGTAGCGCTTGCACCAAAGGCCAAGTGGATCATGGCTGAAGGCCAGGACGAAGGGCGTGAGTTGGATTGGGCTGCAGCGAACATTAAATCTATGGCTACTCTGCGGTACAAACAGACTGACATTGATGGCAACCCAGCGCCTCCGCCACAGAGATTGCAACCTGAACCGCCTCCAGCTGGTGTAATGGCTGCAGCGCAAGAAATTAATTCAGACATGGCAACGATCATTGGAATATATGATCCATCACAGCAATTGCCAGGCAACATGTCTGGTAAAGCGCTAAATGGTCAGCAAATGCAGGTTGATCTGACCAATTTTGACCTGTACGACAATTTAACCAAGTCAATTGCGTACACAGGCAAGGTAATATTAGACCTAATTCCTAAGATTTATGATACTGAGCGCATCATGCGTATCATTGGAGATGACGGGAAGCCCGATCTAATATCAATTAACGAGCGCACAGCAGTTGGCAAAGTTAAAAATGACGTGACTGTAGGCCAATACGATGTGGTTATGGAAACAGGGCCAGGTTACAACTCCAAGCGCCAGGAAGCGGTTGAAGCCATGATGCCATTGCTACAGGGCAACGAGCAATTGTTTAACGCTGCAGCCGACTTGGTGTTCCGCAACATGGACTTTCCTGGCGCAGAGACCATTGCAGATCGTTTGGCAGCGCTTAATCCGATGGCTCAGATTGACGAGCATTCAGACATACCTCCTGAAATACAAATTAAGCTCAAAGCAGCGCAAGGCCAAGTGCAACAAATGCAACAACAAATGCAAGCTATGCAATTGGCTATGAAGCAACGTGCTGACATTGAGGGCGTGAAGCAACAAGCTGAAACACAACGTGAATTGATGCGCCAAACAAGCAAAGCGCACAATACAGAATCTATATTGCAGGCCAGGGTGCATGATGCCAACACCAGAGCCATTACAAGCCAAAATCGGGTAGAGATCGAAGCTATTGCAGACTTACTATTGCACAACATGGACACGGCACGATTAGAACGTGAGATACAGATGCGCAACCGTGAGCAATACGCAGCCATGCAAGCAGCCGATCAATCTATCATGCCAAATAATCAACAATAATTGACAGTATAATTACTTTCAGTTATATTGACTAAACCTTACCTGTGAGGTACACAGGGCAAATTCTTAGGGAAAACCTATGTCTAGTGAAAGAGAAGCATCGTCTGTATTGACGAGCGAAAATTCGGGTGAGTTTTATGCTAATAAACTTGGTTTAGCTACGGAAGCTCCTACTGAGGCGGTCGAAACCGAGCCAGTAGTTGAGGATATACCGCAGAGTGAACCAGTTGCAGACGAACCCAAACCAGTAGAGGAAGGCGAAAAGAAGCCGAATCCGAAACTTGAAAAGCGTTTTTCTGAATTAACGAAGCAACGAGAGATGGCACGTCAGGAAGCTG